TCTAACTAAGACAGGCAAGATTCCTAAGTGGGTAGAAGTGGAATCATCCAAGTTAGTAGCTAACCCTAAGATAGCACTAAGCATACAAAAGGCTTTAGAGAGAAAAGAGGTGTCAGCAGTAGCATCTAGTCTTAGGACAAGGAACTATGTCATAGAACAGTTATATAAAGAGTCCAGAGAGTCTGATAGTGATTCAGCACGCATTAGAGCATTAGAGTTACTAGGGAAGAGCGTAGCTATGTTCACAGACGTTACTGAGCAAAAGGAAACAAGAGACAGCATAGACATAGAACAAGACATAGAAGAGAAGATCAGTAGGTTATTAGATAAGGAGGGGTAAACACCACCCTATTTTGACACCACTATAACCAGACCCCCACCCCCCCGTATGTACCTGTCAGTCGCAGGACATACATACATAGTGATTTGCACATTCATATACCTATTTTCTCAGTCTACTACTAATTGCATTTTGCTAGCAGGTAGATATTAGACCCCTACCCCCTATTTTTGTAGAAAAAAGTTGGGTCCCATACCCCCCCCATATTTTTTTTCATAAATATGTTGACTTTTTTTGTGAAGACCTGCAATATTGTATGATCTGTAGATACATATACCTAGTACATACCAGACATCTAGTGAATACAACTCGTATGTACCTACTATAGGAACTAGATAAGATTTTTAATTTGGTATATAGATTAGTAGGTATATACTAGATATATGAACTCACAAGTTTTATCAAAGATTCAGAATTTATCACTTGAAGACAAACAAGAGTTGCTTAGTCTCTTAGAGGAATTAGATGAGGCGAAAGCTAGGGAGGCTTGTACCGACCACTATTTGAAGTTTGTTTATGAGATGTGGTCTGCTTTTATTCATGGTAAACACCATGAGATCATGGCGGAAGCGTTTGAAAAAGTTGCTAATGGTGAACTCAAGCGTTTAATCATTAATATGCCTCCTCGTCATACTAAATCTGAATTTGCATCTTACCTATTGCCTGCATGGTTCTTAGGAAGATACCCAGACAAAAAGATTATACAGACTGCTCACACTGCTGAGTTAGCTGTAGGATTTGGGCGAAAGGTCAGAAACCTTGTAAACAGTAAAGACTATAAAAAAATATTTCCAAATGTCAGTTTGCAGGCTGACTCTAAAGCAGCAGGACGTTGGAACACTAACAAAGGTGGTGAATATTTCGCTATCGGTGTAGGTGGTGCTGTTACTGGTAAGGGTGCTGACCTGCTCATCATTGATGATCCTCACAGCGAACAAGAGGGTGCTAGTTCTGATATAAATGTTTTTAACCGAACCTACGAGTGGTACACATCAGGTCCTCGTCAGCGTTTACAACCTAACGGCTCTATTGTCGTAGTTATGACAAGATGGCATCAGAAAGACCTTACAGGTCAAATAATAGATGCTAGTGTCAAAAGAGGTGGTTCAGACCAGTGGGAAGTTATAGAACTTCCTGCAATTTTACCTTCGGGTTTTCCTCTATGGTCTGAGTTCTGGAAACTAGAAGAGTTAGAAGCTCTAAGAGCAGAATTACCCTCCTCTAAATGGATGGCTCAATATCAGCAAGACCCTACTGCTGAAGAAGGAGCATTAGTAAAAAGAGAATGGTGGCAAGAATGGGAATACCAAGAACCTCCTGAATGTGAATTTATCATTCAATCTTGGGATACAGCATTTTTAAAATCAGAAAGGGCAGACTATTCAGCGTGTACCACTTGGGGTGTTTTTTATAAAGAGTCTGAAGAAGATGGACAATATGCACCTAATGTTATTTTATTAGATGCACACAAAGAGAGATTAGAATTTCCAGAGTTAAAAAAACTTGCTATGGAGAAATACAATGCCTATAAGCCTGATGCTTTTATTGTTGAGGCAAAAGCAGCAGGGATGCCTTTAATATTTGAATTAAGGCAAATGGGCATACCAGTTCAAGAATATACGCCTAGTAGAGGTAACGATAAAATATCAAGAGTCAATGCAGTATCTGATCTATTTGCATCAGGGATTGTATGGGCACCTCAAACCAGATGGGCGGAAGAAGTTATAGAAGAGTTTGCAGCTTTCCCAAATGCGGAACATGATGATTTAGTTGATAGCAGTACGCAAGCTCTGTTAAGATTTAGACAAGGCGGTTTTGTTCCTTTACACTCAGATGAAGAGGAAGAAGAATTAGAACCAAACAAAGTCGCTGATTACTACTAGGAGTTTATATTGGCAATAGAAAGAACACCTGCTACACCTGTAGAAGGTTTAATAGAACAAGAGCCAGAAGAAATTAGTATTGCTATAGAAAATCCTGATTCAGTTGCAATAGAGACTGAAGATGGAGGTATGCTAATTGATTTTGATCCACAAGGAGATAGACCTGCATCAGACTTTGGTGATAATTTAGCTGAAGTTTTAGATGATACTGATTTAGAAAGAATAGGTTCTGAACTTGTTGCTGCATTTCAAAATGATAAAGACTCTCGTAAAGAATGGGAAGATACCTACACAAAGGGTCTAGATCAACTTGGTTTAAAGATTGAAGAAAGAACTCAACCTTGGAATGGAGCTTGTGGTGTGTTTCATCCTATGCTCTCTGAGGCAGTAATTAGATTTCAATCTCAAGCTATATCTGAAATATTTCCTGCTGGTGGTCCAGTTAAGACTAAGATTGTAGGCAAAATAACAGAAGACAAAACTAAACAAGCTGAAAGAGTACAAGATTACATGAACTATTTACTGACTTATGAAATGTCAGAATATAGAACAGAAACAGAAAAACTATTATTTTCTTTACCTTTAGCAGGTTCTGCATTTAGAAAAGTTTATTATGATCCTAATCTTGGTAGACCAAGTGGGATATTTGTTCCATCAGAAGATGTAGTGGTTAATTATGGTGCAAGTGATTTAGAAACTTGTGAACGTGCTACTCATGTTATGCGTAAATCTTTTAATGATATACGAAAAATGCAGGTTAATGGTTTTTATAGAGATATTGAATTACCTGATGCTACTAATTCATATTCTGATATTCAAGAAAAATATAATGAATTAACTGGTGAAAATGTTGGTGATAGATACGATCAACGTCATACCTTGCTTGAAATGCAAGTTAATCTTGATTTGCCAGGATTTGAAGATGTTGTCAATGGAGAGCAAACAGGTATTCAGTTACCTTATGTTGTAACTATAGATTATGGCACTGGAACAATATTAAGTATTAGAAGAAACTATTACGAAGATGATGCACAAAAACAAAGACGTTCTCACTTTGTTCATTATCAATATTTGCCAGGTATAGGATTTTATGGATTTGGTTTGATTCATATGATAGGTGGATTAGCTAAATCAGCTACAAGTTTATTAAGACAACTAGTTGATGCTGGTACATTATCTAATTTACCAGGTGGTCTTAAATCTAGAGGTCTAAGAATTAAAGGTGATGATACTCCAATTATGCCAGGTGAGTTCAGAGATGTTGACGTACCAGGTGGTGCAATAAAGGATAATATTACTTTTCTCCCCTATAAAGAACCTTCTCAAACACTATATTCCCTATTAAACACCATTGTTGAAGAGGGTCGTAGGTTTGCAAGCATTTCTGATATGAAAGTATCTGACATGAACTCACAGGCTCCAGTAGGTACAACACTAGCATTACTTGAAAGAAATATGAAAGTAATGAGTGCAGTACAAGCAAGACTTCATGCCTCAATGAAAAGAGAATTTGAAATACTTGTAGGCATTATAAAAGACTTTGGTAATCCAAGTTATCCTTATGAAACTGATGAAGAAGAAGATATTAAATCATCAGATTTTGATAAGCGTGTAGATGTATTACCTGTATCTGATCCTAATGCAGCTACAATGGCTCAAAGAATTATGCAATATCAAGCAGCATTTCAGTTGGCTACTTCTGCACCAGAAATGTATGATCTTAAAGAATTACATAGACAAATGCTTGAAGTTCTTGGTATTGAAGATGTAGATGATATTATTCCTGAAGATAATGAAGTACCACCAGTTGATCCAGTATCAGCAGTACAAAATTTAATTAATAATAAACCAGTTAAAGCATATGAGTTCCAAGATCATGATGCTCATATACAAACAGTTGCAGCAGCACAAGATAATCCTGAAATACAACAGATATTAAGTAAGACACCAAATGCTCCTGCAATATTAGCTTCTGCTTCAGCTTATGTTAATGATCATCTAACTATGAAGTTTAGAGATCAAGTAGAACAAGAAATGGGTATAGAGCTACCACCTCTAGGCGAACCATTACCAGCAGATGTAGAAAAACGTATTTCTGAACTTGTAGCAGAGGCAGCATCTAGAGTTACACAAAATGCTATGATGCAAGCAGAACAACAAAGAATAAATGAACAAATGCAAGACCCACTTATACAAGCTAAACAAGCAGAGGTTGCAGTAAAACAAGCTGAAGTACAACGTAAAGCACAAGCTGATATAGCACGTTTACAATTAGCAGCACAAAAACAACAAGATCAAAAAGAACTTGAAGAAAGAAGAATTAGTTCTCAAGAACAAATAGCAGGTGCTAATATTGGTCAAAAAATTGCTAGCGATTTGCTAGATAGTAATTTACAAAATAAAAAACAAGCAGCAAAAGAATTTAAAGAAGGTGTTGACATCGCTAAAGATATAGTTAAAGATATCAATACGAATGACTAATGACATCAAAGAGCTATCACTTTTTGAATATTTGCAAAAAAAATATAGAGATGCTTTGAATGAACACGCAGATCATATTGCTACAGGAAACTGTAAAGATTTTGCAGAATATAAAAGATTAACTGGTGTCATCGAGGGTTTAGCCCTCGCAGAACGTGAACTTTTAGATTGGATTGAAAGAAACGTAAAAGAAGAATAGGAACTCGACTCCTAAATGTCGTGCAAAAATATGAGTAAAGATAAAAAAATACCTAAACCTCAAAGCATCAAAGAACCTGAAGTTAGTCAAGAAACTAAAAAACAATTACCTGAACCAAAAGGTTATAGAGTTTTAGTTGCTATGCCAAAAGCTGATGAAACTACTGATGGTGGAATTATCAAAGCATCAAGCACAATAAGAGATGAAGAAGTTAGTAATATCTGTGGATATGTATTAGAACTTGGTCCAGATGCTTATGCTGATAAAAATAGATTCCCAACAGGTCCTTATTGTAAAAAAGGTGATTGGGTAGTTTTTCGTGCTTACTCAGGCACTA